GATTTCTTCAGGTTGCGCAGTCAAATCGATAAGCAACTTGTTGCGCTCATACAATTCTTTGACACGGAATTCATTGCCGTCAGGGTCTGCCCAACGCTGTAACATCATGTTGTTCCAATTGAAACCCTGCTTTGTGCGATCAGCATAAGCCTCGATAAGTCCAACTTTGTTCTTGCTACCCTTAGTGCGTACACCGGGATATGCACTAAACACATTGTCACCGGCATCACCACGCATGATCTTTTCAAACAACACAAACTGCGGGTCACCTAGCAACTTAGGTTGCTTTGTCTTTTTATCTTTGACGGGTTTACCTTTGTCATCGAAATAACCTTCAAGGGTGATCAATTGATTGGCCACACCATTATACTGACTGACATTTTCTGCGATCAACTGCACATAGTCCGAGTCGCTACTGATGATTACATGTTCGTCATTGGGATGCAGATGGATGAATCGTGCAATAAGATCATCTGCCTCAGCCCGTTCATGTCGCAAGACAGAGCAGTTAGTTTTCTCACGAAGGAACGTGGTGAACATATCATACGTTTCCCAGAACATCTTGTTCTCTTCTGCTTCACTCTCAGTAAGTGCAGATTCAGCTACCTTACGATGTGCCTTGTACTGTGGATAAACATCCTTGCGCCAACTGCGCCCCTCAAGACAGAACACCACATGATCAATGCCATGACGGCGAACAGCCTGATTCACACTTGATAGTGTCAGATGTAATGCCATGCCGATCTTTTCCCAAGTATCGCTGTTGCGACTGGCAACGTGACGGGCACGAAAGAATGTATTAGCAGTATCGATTAGAGCATATTTCACAAGCACACCTATTTAGTAGAATAATATGCGTATATTATACTAGGTGTTTGCGAAAATGTCAACTAACTTCTGTGCGCCCGTTGCCCAAATCTCGTTGTTGGACAACACGGATATCGCTACGGCTACGCTTTTCAGGATCTGCGATTTCTTGCTCGTAGACTTCAAGTGCTACATTACGGCATACGGTTTGGAACCATCTGTCAACGATTTGATCGTCAGTATCTTCTTGCTTTTGTTTATATCCCTGCTTGATAAGATTTAGTACGAACTTGTCGTTCCAATCCAATTCAAAAGCACCATTGTTTATATCGTTTGGATCAATATGAACATGAGTGATTGCGATATATGGTTCGCCGTTTTTAGTAGCTAATTCTTTGGCAGACTCTTCGACTTTCTTTTGTTTAGTCTTTCGTTCTTTTTTGGGTTTGGGAGCAGCCTCGCGTGGAGGCTCGGGCCTAGGCTCCTCAGTTTTCACTCCCAAAAGTTTTTTGATTTTATCAAACATATGTCTTATATGTATCGTAAAGTTTGAAGCTGGCAAGATTTTTAGCCTTGCTCTCGCACATGATGTCAGACCATGACCAATGCGAAATTGCCCAATCGTTTACAGCATTATTCCAATAGTAATCGCTGTGTGCCCGTAGTTTCTGTTTATTATGCCCCGACTCCAATAGAGTAGTCAGGCACGGACGGCTGACACGGCAGGCGTCTGGTAAGTGTTCTTCTCTTGAGACACTATAATGTATGACAGGGCGAGTACCGCGCCAACTATCAATAATCTTTTTAATACGGTCATCAGTTGCTTCAATGTATTCTCCGGTCTTAATCCAGTGATGATGAATGTCTAGCACCAAAGCGAGATCGTTTGCGAGTTCGAGGGTGCTGTCGAGTCCCCATGACATTTCTTCGTTTTCGATTGTGATGCTGTTTCGTGCTTCGGGGCTGAGTCTTGACATAGCCCGTCGGATACCTTCGGGGCCTTGGCGACCACTGATGTGGACGTTGATTTTAATGTCCTGAAATTGTTTACCGTACCCCATCCAACGGGCCATATCGACATGGTATTCAAACTCCTCTATACTCTTATTTACTACTTCTTCACGGTCGCTAGCAAGTACAACGAATTGATCAGGGTGAAATGATAAGCGAACATCATGTTTACGGGCAGTTTCACCGATAGGAGCCATCCAGCGTTCCAAACTATCTTGTACATCCTTTGATTTCCAAAAGTACTTGTACTCGTCCATAGTATAGAAACTGAACATATCGCTAGTCAATCGCAACATACGCAGGTTATGTGGTAACTCAGCAACCTTTTTGACTAGGGCATGAGTATTCATGATGTTGCGTTTTGCAACATCGATTAGTTTATCCTCGACAACTTGACGGCTACTCTGACGTTTTGCCCATGCAAAAGTCGTGCCACCTGTGTTGAGGCCCTCGGTGCTAGCGATCTCACCTTTCTTATTGATCTCTGCCCATTTACAAGCAAAGCCAATGCGCTGAATGTTACTGTTGAATGCCATAATGATAAATATTACTATACTTTTGCGAGAATGTCAACATGGATTTAAGAAAACTCATCAAATTGGTAACCGAGGGTGCTAGCCCATTTAGTAAAAACTTCAAGGTCATGAGTCTTGACCAATTCGTTGATAGCGAAGGTAAAGACGAAAAAGATGTTGAAGAAGCCAAATTAACAGGTGTCACAAGCCGTAAGTTTGATAAAGATGAATTGACATCATATCTTGACAGAATTATTGGCAAAAGTAAAGAGAAACAGGACAAATACCAGCGCCCATATATACACGGCGGAAACATACCCATTGTCAATGATGAGGGTAAAAAGTACGATTTGGACGCACTTCGCAAGACATTTAGTGAGCGCCCAACTAAGATTCTCAAACAAAATGAGAAGATGCAACATAGTGATGGTACATCAAGCATATTCTTCAATGTAGGCTTACCTGCATTAAAAGGTCTTGCTGTAGATGAAGATACCGGTGAGTTCGTAGTTATCGATACTTGCCCAGGCGCAGGTGCATGTAAGACATATTGCTATGCCATGAAGGGCGGCTATGTACAGTGGAAGGCAAGCTCATTGAGTTCTACAAGACTGTTGAATTTTTTGTACAACGACCCGGAAGGGTTTATGAGCATGCTTAGTGATGAAATCGGTGCAGCCGAGAAAAAATATGGTAAGAAAAATACCAAAGTAGTTGTACGATGGCATGATGCCGGTGACTTCTTTAGTCCCCAATACTTAGAGATGGCATATGATGTCGCCAAGAATCATCCAGAAGTAGACTTCTATGCTTATACTAAGATGGCTAGCGTAGCGCAAGCAGATCGTCCTGATAACTTCAAGATGAATTTCAGCCAAGGTGCGGCTACTGGTCAAGAAAAGAAAATCGATTTCGTCAAGACTAAGAACAGTCGTGTAGTTCCTAAAGAACTATTCGCTGATGCGCTTGAAAAAGACGCTAGCGGGAAATGGCAATATAAGAATCCAGAATCAGAAAAAGCAGTCAAGGACCGTATTGCTATCAAATATAGTCTCAAGCCTGAAAGTGTCATCACTTACGATGAGATGATGAAGAAGCCTGTAGATAAAGATCCAGAAGCAAAAGGCAAATGGAATGTTATCGTCAAGCCAGGTGATGGCGATGATGCTGCTAACCGTAATGATGTATTGAGCAGTTTATTGCTTATACACTAATCTTTAGTAAATCTTTCAATTCATATAAATGCTTCATATAGCGGCTAGGATTGTTTAGTACGCTAACGGCAGGATCGCCTTTCTTGCGTGGTCCTATCTTAACAGCAAAATCTACATTGTTCACTTGCTTGAACATTTCAACCATATCTTTGACACTCTTACCCACACCGTGTCCTAGATTTTCTAATCCATTGGCAGGTTCTTCGATTGCTAACATTAGTGCATAACAGATTTCATTAACATGAACATAGTCACGCACACAAGTTCCGTCTAGCGTATCATAGTCATCACCATGAATAGTGAAAGTGCCGGTATCCTTAGCCTTGATTAGTGCTGATAGCAATCCATCTGGGTTAGTTGGCTGTATGTCATCCATACCAACGACGTTATAGAATCTAAACATCGTATAGTTAGTATTAGGACTATGCTTTGTGCAATATTCTACAACACAATCTTCGGCGGCTCTCTTGCTGATGCTATATGGATTGACACAAAGACTTGCTTGCCCTGTACTAGCATAGATAAAATTCTTTGTAGGAACTTTGTTCAAAACATTCATAGTGCCGTTGATGTTAGTGATGTAATACATGATAGGCATTCGTTCGCTCATGCCTACATTTACTAATGCCGCTAGATGTACAATCGCATCATATGGATCAGTCTGATCAGGAATAGTGAATAGCCTGTTGATGTCAACCTTATAAAACTTATCGACGGGAACGACGGGGTCATGGACATCAATACCATGAACCTCATATTTACCCTTAAGCATCTTACATAGATGGCTACCTATATAACCTGAACTACCTGTTATCAATACTTTTTTCATATACCCTCAAATAAGTTTACTGCTTCTTCGACTTCAATCGGTTCAAACATTGGATCTTTAGTCAAGTACGTATTATTATCAGTGTAGATGACATTAAATTTATGTTTGTTCGTCAACACACTACGAATATCATCGATACATACCAATGGCTTTCGTCCTAGACTATGTATGAATTCATCATATCTGACTGTACCGAAATTACAAATTTTAGCAGTGTTACTGTTAGATTGCTTTGGCTTAAATTCATTGAAACATTCATTCCATTTATGAAACACTTGATCTTCCATGTCACGATATCTAGTCAAGATACCATTATCATACCATGTCTTTGCGTCAGATACGTTGTTATATAAATCTAATACAGTCTGTGCCATGTTCTTTTTGTTGACTGTGAAGAAATTGTGTTGATCGAAATTTTTAGTCCAACGTTGACCTTCTAATGCTACTGTAGGCATCTGCAACATCTGTTCATAGAACGCCATACCATAACTCTCAACAGTGCTAGGATTGAATGCTACCCTTGCACTAGTCATGAAATCCACTTTCTCTTGCCCTACGATGCTAGCACGAACATCATACTTGATACCTAACTTTGATAGCCTATCTTCAAATTTCTTGACACCATTAGGACTAGTCATTACCTTAGCAGGTAGTTTAGTCTGGTCGATGAGTTCGATAAACAGTTCAGGATTCTTTCCTTCTTCCCAACGACCTACAAATAACACACCCTCACGTGGTTTATGATGTTCCTGTAACAATCCTTGCTCTGTGACAGGAATAGGAAGATGATACGCAGTATCACTGATATTCAATTGATTGAATTTGCTCTGTGTGCCTAGAAATATACCTGATGTTTCTAACTGCTGGCGCATCAATTCATTTGTATTATGCAAGAAAGGATTCTTAGTGTCTTTAAAAATCTGACTTTCTAAATGAGTGTAAGCAATTATCTGAATCACATCCTCGAGGCCCATGGTTGACGCTACTTGTACGCTCTCATATGTGTTACAAATAAGTGCATCGTAGATATTATGCTCTAATGCTTCAATTAGAGCATTTCTAAAGTTAGCCATGCGCTCGTAGCAGAATGTGTCGCCATACATGAAGATACTATTATGCAACGTATATGGTAATGACTCTAGCGGAGCAATGATGTTTGCTTTTAATGATTTGACAAATTCATTGTCTTGCGGTTCTTTATCCGTGATGATGTCGACCTTGACGTTGTGCTGATCCATCAACGCACAGAAGCTTTTAGCAAACTGACCTATACCACCATGAGGGATCAAAGTCTGACTGCTCACTATGAATCCTATTCTTTTAGAATAAGTTCTCATACATTTCCCTTTATCTTATTTACCAAAAACTCATGCTTATCATAATATCTGTATTCAAATACAGGGTCGCCGGGACCAGTATACATAGCAGTCTTTTTGTATGCGTATGTAAACCATAATAACTTATTAGTGAAATAACATCGTCTAGGCCAAAACATAAATTTATATTCTGTGCCTAGACTTTTACGATCAAAATGATCCCAACCATCTACTCTGTCGTTACTGTTATAAAACGGCATCAAGTACCCCACTCATTCTTGAACAATGGTACTTGCAATCTATCGCTATATCGCAATCCATGCTTCATTGCGAATTCTGCTACATTCCTGTTATTAAGTTTATAAACGCTTTCTACACCACCTACGGGCATCACATAGACATTACCAATGAATCCCTCTTTACGATAGAGTTCACTAACTTCTAATACTTCATCCATATCTTCTTGGCTTGAAATTACAAACTTAAGATAGACATGTCCTGATTCTTGATATTGACAGACAACATCAGGTCTGATAGCTCGTTCACGCTTCTCACCGCTGACGCTAAGTTTTGCGCTCACGCTGAATGTGATGCTATCATAACTGCGTGTACTGAATGGATCGCCCTCACTCCACTCATATAAGAAGTCTACAAGTTCAGGCTTGAGTTTCTGTGTACCATTAGTCTCAAATGTGATCTCTTTGAGATTCTCCATGAAAGGATGACTGAGCAACTTCGGGTACATCTTTTGCCATCCTAGCAATGGCTCGCCACCTGTGATGACTAAGTGTTCGTCTCGCCACTCTTTGAACGGGAGGATTTCTTTGATTGCATTTGCGATACCATCCACCGAAATGCGCGGACTAAGATGTTTGAACCTAGGATCCCAACTAGCATAACTGTCACACCCGGTACTAACCAGTGGTAAGTCTCTATAAGATTTATAATCTTTTGCATTAATTCCAATTGCTATCCTTTCTAAACTGGATTCGCCCCTTTGCATACCGAAACCATCACAAGTGAAGTTACAGCCAAACGTTCTTAGAAAGACGCTTGGTACTCCCATATAGCGGCCTTCACCTTGAATGCTGTAAAATAATTCACTGATTTTGATTGAGTTCATTTAAGTACCTTATTAATTCTTTATCTGTTGGTTGCACACTATAGTTCTGTTTAAAGAATATCTCATAACTGTCACTACCGTATTTACCAATACCATACAACATATTAGCATTTTGCTTATCCCAAGTCAAGTAATCACGGCTCATACCGCGCAACCTTTTTTCCCTGATATTATACATACCAAGGGGCTTGATGATATCGATCACTTGCTCCGGCGTACTATTTAGGAGACTTCTTGGGTTTGGAAACTTTTTTAGGAACTTTGGAAGCACGTACTTTACTGGCTTTCTTCCTGTTTGGTTCAACATGATCACTCCCACCATGTGTTCCCACTCGTTCTTTATTTGTTGTTGTACCATCAGATCGTCCCTTAATGCTTTTACTTTCACGCTTTACCTCATTTATGCTTAGTTTACCAAAACTCAATCCATATTCAGTAGATTCTGTGACTAACCTATGACCTTCAAAAAGTACTATTTTTTCAGTAGTTTCACGTGATAAAAAATCTCTGAATTCTGACAGACTATTCCATTTAAGTTTTTTGGGAATATACATTAACCCCACCTCAATATAAACCAACTCATATCTTTACGAGCATCGGGATAATCTAAAAAACAAAAATCAATCAAGTCGTGTGTGATAACATTATCATCTCTGTGATATTGATTAGTAATATAGTGTGGGCAGTTTTTCTTTGTCCATTCAATGGCACTATACAAATCAAGTTTGTTTCGGTCTACTGTTATGTAGTTATCGGTAATTTTCATATGCCAGTTGTCCATCAACCCCACCTCAATGAGAACATAGTGGCATCTTTGCCCTCACGAAAATAAAAATAAGTTTCATTAGACTGATAGACTACATTCCAACGACCTTTATATGTACCCAACTGTTCTCCTAGCCATATTTCCATTTCAGTAACGGAAGTAGTAAACTCATTTTTATTGACCTTGACTTTATAAGGCCACAGTTCTTTCTTTAATACTCTCATTCCCACCTCAATTTATACCAGTTGACTTCTTGTTCTGATTTAAAATATATTCTAGTTCTATAGTTGTCAGTAATCCAGGCCCATACTTCTGGGTTTTCAGTTTTATGAAATTTAAGTTCATAGCTAGGTCCCCATGTTTCCCAACACCAATTACGCAAGGCGATGAACTGCTCATGTTGCTTGTAATTAAATTCGATGCAATACTTAAAAGCATATCCTCCCGCAAAGCGAGAATCTAATTTCTTTACTTTTAAGACCAACGAAGGATGAACCATTCACAATCTCTCTCATGTCTAAATCGAACTTCAAACTTCTTATTTTCAACATATCGCCATGTAGTATGTTTCTTCCAACCTTGTATATTACACTCTATCCATTCTAGCATTTCATCTACACGGTCAACTTCTTGTATATC